AGCTTCCGTCCAGGCAGCAGCGGTTGCTGGGTTAAGATCCCAGATTTGCTGCTGATCGACGTAAGAGTCCGAAAGCGACCGATCACTCCCCTCGTAATTGGCTCCACCGACGCGGGCGATGCCGCGCAGGGTTCGTGTTCCCGCATCGTCCTTGCGGGCCAGAATGTTCGCTTGAACGCCGAAAACTGAAGCGTTTAAGGCCGTGACGTCCGCAAAGACGAAACTGTCCGTAGCCCCCGCCGTGTCGCTGACATTGTAGCCTGCATCCTCGTCCGGCGAGGCGTCGTCCACGTTCTCCCAGTTGTTCGCGCTGCCCGTCGGCGTAAATTGCGCCGCTGCGCCCGCGCCAGAGGGGAAGATCGTGTCCACGCGCACGTCGCCGAGGAAGTCCTTGTTCACGCTGCCCGTGCCGTCGCAGATGTAAAGATCTCCGTAATAGGCCACTACGGCAGGCGTTAGGCCAAACATCTTGATCGAGTTGGCCGTGGCAAGCGAGGACGAGTATTTCGTATCACCTGTGTAGCTGGCCCAGCTCTGTCCGTTGACGCGGACTTCAAAGTAACCGCCACTGTCGGCGATGGTCAGCTTGGCCTCGACATAATTCCACGCGCCAACCGGCAACGCGCTGCCGGAAGTCGCCAGCACCGTACCGCTGGTAGAGCCACGCGCCAGCATGAGCGCCCCTGTGGTTGTGATGCATAGGGTGGCCTGAGCGTTGCCCGTGTTGTCGCGGAACTGGAAGAGCGCGGCATTGCCGGAAGGCAGCGCTTCGATCTTTATGGCGGCTCCGACAACCCACGTTGCCTGCTCGTCTAGTGTCTTGGTGATGTAGCCGGAGGTCGAGTAAAGTCGCACGCATTTGCTACCCGACCGTCGCCCGACGTCGATGGAGACATAGCTGCTCGATCCCACTTCGGCGTATTTGTAAAGGAACTGGTCGCGGGTCGTGTAATGGGTAAAACCGTCGATAAAGCGAAGAGCCATAAATCCTCCTTAAAGGCGAATGCCCGCCAACGCGAAGCCGATGTCGGAAAGCGTGTCGTCGGGCGATGACGGCGCAACGAGCGACAAGATGTCGCCAGCCGCGAAGTCGGTGGTGTTGAGACATGTGAATGTGGCGTTGTTGGACGAGGCCGCGAAGATCATGGAGGCAAACTCGGCCCCGTTCTTGCGGATTGAGAAAGCCACCGCCGCTGTAGCCGCCGTTGCGGCCACGCCTTTGCTCTGAGGTATGCCGGAAAGAAAGCGAACGGCACGAGGCAGGGGAAAACGCATGATGACGGCGCTGCCTGCGGGCTTGCCTGCATAGCTGCCGCCCACGTCATAGGGCGTTGCCACGCCAGCCTCAGCCATGACAGAGAAATCCGTCCCGTTGCAATAAAGCAGCCTACGTTCGCCGCTGCCGACGTAAACGGCTGTGCCAGACGGCGTTTTAACAGAAATCGCGTAACCGCCCGTTGTGCTATTCTCGACGCAGAGCAGTTTCGGATGTGCTGGAACCGTGATCGTCCGCACCGCCGTCAAGGCTCCTGTAAACTTTACCGCCATGTTGCCGAGCATCTGCGCGTCCGTCAGCGCCAGATTGGCATCGGCCACCACTAGGCTTGTAAACTGGCACAGCGCCTTGTCCAAGGCGTCGAAAGCCGAGTTGGCCGTCACTTCCTTTTGGGCTTGGCTGGCCGCGATGTGGTCGATGAGAAGGTTTGGGGTTGTCGTCATGGCTTAAACCGTGGCCTTTCCGGGCGTGCCCCGCCCGATGGTGCTGTTGATCTGGTAAATGGCAATGGACAGGACGTTTTGCGCCGCGCCGAAATCGGTTGTCTGATCGGCTGCGCTGTAGATTGCGTTTGTTGTGCTGGCATTGATTGTCCGCACCACCGTGTCGCCGTTTAGAATGTCGATTTCATAGGCCTCCGTGGCCTCGTAGTTCGAGATGTCGATGTTGTCGAGCCATTCGCCGTTCCACCGCGCGCGCATGATCCATGAAAGGGTCAGGTTGCCAGAACCATCACGGGTTCCTTTAACGTGGACTGGCGAAAGGCAGCGCAGGCTGGCCGCGTTGTATTTGAGGCTGGTTTGTGCTGCATCGTCCCAATCCCCGCCTGTGGGGATGGCCTTGTAATAGGAAAGCTGCCCAATCTCGGTCGCGGCCATTACCATGCGGTAGAAGCCATCCGTGGCCAGAACCACGAACCTGTCCCCGATCTTGTGCGTACCTGTGGCCCATTCCGTGCCACGTCGTCCTCGTAAGAGGCCGGAAAGCTGGTAAAGGTTTTCGGCCAGAAGCGTGGCGTTACGCCATTGGATCAGTTCGTCGCCCAATAACCCGACATTGTTCCAGTTGAGGACTTCCAGCGCCGTCTTGCTGTCCAGCGTCCCGTGAGAAAGCGCGATTTGCACGGCGTTTGTTTCGTCCCACGACCACGGGCTGAGTGGCGCGGCCAGAACGCTCGACGCCCAGCCATACGCCGGAGCCGCTTCTCCTGTTCCTATGATGCTCCACGTCAACGCATCCGGCGATTTGTAAAGACTGGCCGTCCCGTTGTTTTTGAGCGCCAAGGCATAATAAAGCCCCAGCCCATCGTCTTCGGCCCGTAGCATGGGAAGATCCATGACCAAGGCAGAGATCGGCGTAGAGATCGGGATCGGGTTAGATGTAATCGGCACACCAGCGCCCTTGGCGTTGGACGTATAGGCAATCTCATCCTCGGCCACCGCCTTGCAGGCCACGATGTTGTTACCGCCAAAATCCACCTGCGTCAGACGCAAAGCCAGCGTTGCGTCCGGCAATAGAACGTCGATCACGTCCGTGGGATCAAGCCGCAGCCATTTGGGCGGCAGGTTGAACTCGAACTGGTTGCGCCCAATCCACGCACTAGTCAGCGTTTTGTCCGCGATCTGGGCCGCTTCGTCTGCCGACAGAGCGATGGAAAGCTCGACTGTCTGTTGATCTTTGGTCGTGACGGCGTTGCCTGCGCGCGCAGCGTTCTGGGTATTGCTCTGATAATCGCGGTCGGGGTCATAATGGGTCAGGTCGATGCGTTGGGGAAGCTCCAACTCCTGCGTGCGGGTTTCTGTCACACGAAGCGGATTGTCGCTTGACGTTCCCTCTACGGCTCCAAGATCGTCGTAAGGAATCGTGACCGTCAAATCCTGCCCGCGCGGGATAAAGCGCAGCACGCCGTCTGTCTCGGCAGCATCAATAAAGTACGCGCCGAGCAAAGGCTCGATGGCATCACGGGCTGAAGCGCGGCGGCTCATGACGTAGCCATGCACCAATTGGCTAACTTCGTTCGTCAGGATGTCGGTTTGTTTTAGGCCCGCCCTCTCGCACAAGTCTGTAAGAATGGACGACAAAGCTACGTTGTACGAACCGTAACGCTCCAACGGATATTTAACCTCGCCCTCATTGGTCATGATGATGGCGCTATGGGTGAACTTCTCGTAGCAGCCGCAAAAGTGCGTGGCCGACGTCGGCATATAGGGCATGAGATTGATGGTCTTTTCGACCCGCATGCTCACCAGATCAACCAGCGTTGCCGTCAGGTCATTCGTCGCCCAAAGACGTCCCTTTTGCGGAAACGCGTAATCGTCCTGCATCGTGTACCCGACCGCCAACGACACCCCGTCCACATAGGCGGCGAACCCGTTATCGGGATGCCATTTGACGATGCGGTGCAACTGATTGATCTTGAAGAACAAATGCCCCGTCGTGTCGTCCCAGAAGATGATGTTGGGGCGAAGCCCGCCCGTCCAAGCCGAGACGTCCCATTCGGCCACGTCGCCGTTGCCCAGAATATCGACTTCCACGCGCCGGATTTTGTCGGCGGCGGCTTGCCAATAGCGACCGCTGCCGTCCGCGCACATGGGCGCTTCATTGGAGTAAGGGAAGAACTCGGACAGATCGGCAACCAGCCAAAAGCCAAGGTCATAGACCTTGCGCGAGCGATGCACGAAAATCTTGTCGCCCAGTACGAACCCGCTGACGCTGAAATCCACACGCTTCGTCGTCTTGGCGACAACGGCCATTGTGTCGGGGTTGCGTTTGCACAGATGCATTCCGACGCCATAGGCATCGGTCGCATGATAAAGGTAGCCTTCGCTGTCGATTCCTCGAAGATCGCCATACACGTCATCCACAAGAGGCACATTGAGCGCCAGCGTGTTGTTGACGAGATCGTATTTGAAGGCGCGCGTCGAATTGACGCACAGCAAGACGCCGCGCGATGGGTCAATCACACCGCCTTCGCGGTACATGCTGGATATTCTCGGCAAGATCACCGCGTCGCAATCCATCGCGCCGGAGGCCACGACTTCTGCACTGATATTTGGTATGCGGTTGGCGAAGTCAGCCAGCTGCAAATCCGTGAAGGTCAGAAAGCAAAGCCCACGATAGCCCGGCACATTGCCCGCGCTGAGATGCATTTCCATCGTGCTGTCGGGTTGCTGATCTTCGCTTCCCGTATGAATGCGTACAACGCCGGGGTATTTCTCTGTCGCCTGTGTGTTGCTAGCCGTTGCGTCGTAAATGAGCTTCGTATCCGCCCACACGCGCCGAACGGTTGAAACAGGCCCCGCGCAAAGCCCAACCGCGAATGACACCGAATAGGTATAGGTCGTGCTGGTTGAACTTCCGCCGCCCCCTTTGCCGCCGCTCTGGCGCTGGACATGGCGCGTCTCTTTCAGCGGCGTCGACCAGATGATGTTGCCGGACACCCGCATGGTTCCGTAAACCAGCTGGATCGTGCCGCCATAGGTTGAAGATTGGACAGAGAGATCGCTCAGGCGCGAGCCTTCGACGTTTTGTCCTTTGCTGCCTCCGAACAGCAAATTGCCAAGAACGACCCCACCCATCCAGCCGATGGACGCGCCAATCCCGATGGCGGAAGTCAGACCTGCGCCAACAAGACCTAAAGCAAGAACGGCCATTTATTCGCCTTCGGAGAAAACAGGGTAACGGTAAGCCGCGACAATCCGTCGCCGCCAACTTTCGTCCAGTGCATGCTCGACGACTTTGCCAACGCCGGAATAGCTGTGAATGATGCCTTTGTCAGTGACCAGCGCGACATGCTGCGGCTCGCGGCCCCATGCCATGAAGTAGATGTCGGCCAACGTCGCCTCGGCCACGGGGATCTCGACCAGCCACGTTGCCAAGCCTTCGCGCATGCGGCGACTGTTGGGCAGCATGGAGTAATTGGCAAAAGCCTGCGCTTTCGGCGATGCCGGATCATAATCGACCAGCCCCAGCGCGACACCGACACCTTTGATAAGGCCGATGCAATCGCAGCCAGCCCCTTTGACCGAGGCTTGGTGATGAAACGGCGTGTCGAGCCATGCGCGGGCTTCAAGAACCGCGTCCATGCGTGTGGGATTATTTTCCATCGGGATAACTCAAAACAGCGTCCGTGCCTGGGACATGCGGTTCTCCGCGAAAGTTTGCGGCGTTATTGTATTTTGCGCAGCAGGTCGAGAACGATTTGTCGCATCCGGGTTGAACGGCATAAGTATCACCCACAACGATCTCGGACGGCATGGGCAGAAACAAATCAAAGACGCCTGATGCAAAGCTGCGGATTTCCATTTTGCGCCCCGCGTTCGCGCCGCTTGTCCATGTGACAAGCCCGCCGCTCCAATAATCATCGGCTTCGGTTCTGGCTGTGTCCGTGAATCCATAGCGATCCGTTGCCGCCGTGACCGCGCTGGCAACCGTCAAGGCAGCTAGATCGATCTTGCAGCGCGTGTCACCAAGATCGGCGCGGCAGTTCGGCGTATAGAGTTCCCCGATCTGTTGCGATAGTGCCTGTGTAAGACCGCGCAGTTCGGCTTTGAAGATCGTGTCCTTCAGCTCGACTTGGCCGATTGTTCCGCGCTTCATAATGATTTTGCCTTGAGACAGCGCGTTCCAATTGACCAGAAAGATCAGCACTTCGGCATTGTCCCAAATGCCAGCTCGCAGGTCGGGCGCGGCCAAAGCCTCGCTATCCAGCGCGCTTTCGATATCGAGGTTATCGACCGACAAATCCGAAATCGTATGGATGGCCGAGCGCGTATAGCCCGTCCGCGCTTCATAAACGATACCGTCGATGGTCAGGTCACGGTCAAAATCCGTGAAGCCGAACACGACCCCATCCTTGCGCGTGACCTTCCAACAGGTCGCAAGCGTAGTCGTCTCGCCCGCGATATGCGCGGCAAGCTGTGAAGTGGCTGTTTTCATTTGGTTTATTTGTTCCTGTGGCGATAGTCCCACGGCTTCTGAAACGATCCGGCCCAGATGCCGAGATGGGCTGCTTTGGCGCTCATCTCTTCCGAGACATACCGATCAGAATAGTGTCTGTACGCCAGTGCATGGCCATTGGCGACCATCCAGCGATTAAGTTCTATCTGTCCTGCATAGCAAATGGCAACGATACGTTGGTAAGGATCGACGTCCTGTTTCTCACAGGTAACGTTTTGCTGACCGATTGTGTCGGACAAAGCAAAAGCAGCTTCCTTGCCGCAAAGATATTCTTTGCCTTCTTTTTTGCAGGTTTGTTGGCTCTCTGGTGCGTCTATCCCAAACAGGCGGAACCGTTGTCCACGGATCTCCAACGTATCCCCGTCGATAACCGAAGCTGTTCCTACCGAAGGTTCTGCTACCACCGGCAGCTTCTCATACCCCAAAAGAACCAGAATAAGCGTGACGATGATAACGGCAGGCTTTTTCAAGCGACGACGGCGCGTGAGAAGTAATTTTGGCAGATCGATGGTTGGCATGAGATCACGAGATACCATAGCCAGCTTAAAGAACCGTTACACCCTGATTTCAATAACCGGAATGTCCGACCACTGGTGCAGGTCAAATTGCTCAATGCTGACAGCCATGCTGTCGGTGTCGAAACGTACAGGCACATCGAACTCAAAGTCTGCTGTGACCGCGACGCCTTGTGCAGGGGCAATAGTGAAGGTCAAGATGCCTGTTGCGGTATTGATCGACCAACCGGATGGTTGTTTGACCCCGCCAAGGTACGGCACGAGCGTCCCTAAAACGGGCTTCGTGATCGTGCGTGTCTCGCTGCCCGCGCCGGAGGTGTAGCTTTTGACAAGCTGAAAAGCCTTCGTCGCTCCATCGCCCGCGCCGAGGGCTTGGGCTGTTGCTTTGTAATCTGTCCAATCCTTAAACCTGAAACCATAAGCCTTTCCTTTGCGCGCGCGAAAGAAGGCAATCAGCGTATTGAGCTGGGTCTGGTGTTTCAACCCAGACGCAACATTCCATTTAAGGCGCGCCGCCGACCAGTTGGCGTTGCGCTGCTCATAGCCTGAAGCCATCGAGACGACCGAGGTCAGATATTCCGGCCCGCCCGTCGCGCCATAGGCGATGTCGGGCGGGAACTGGACTTCGTGAAAGGTCATTGCTTAAAGGTTCCTTCTGGCGCGATTGATCCCGCGCGCCGCCTCCGCCGAGATCTGGCTTTGGCTGGCACGGAAACTGTTCGCGTCCGGGGTCGAGATGTTCATGACCAGATTGACGCCAGTTCCTCGGCGCTGCCGGTCTTTTCTGGAAACGACTTCCTCGCCGCGCTGAAGGATGGCCGGAACCTCGTCGGGTTTAAGGCCTGCGATGCCGCCGCTGTGATAGCGCGGCGCGCCAGCGAAGATAAACGATGGAACCTGCCGCGACGGGGCCGTTTCGCCAGCCACGCCGCCTTCATGAAAGATTGAGCTGAAAATGCTGTCGAGGAACCCGCCGCTTTCCATGCTGCTGCCCATCCATTTGGCAAGCGGCCCCGTGATGGATTGCTGCACGACCATGCGCGTGATGTCGGCGACGATGCTGTTAGCCAAATCATTGAGGCTGTTCAGGCTGATTTCACCGGAGGTCACCATATTCACGATGGCGTCTTCGGTCGCCTTCATTGCTTCCGAAAAGGCTTTCTCGACGGCATCTGCCGCGTTTTCGCCTTCCTTTTGATAGGCGCGGAAGGCCCGAATGGCTCCGGCCTGCGCGTCCGTGCGCCCGCCCAGTTGCTCGTCGTAGGCTTTGTCTTTTGCCTTGTTGAAGACCTCTTGGCTGATCGCGCCGATGCGGAGCATCTCCGTCAGCCGCGCAATCTGGTCGGTGTAGGCTTCCGTCGCAGTCCGGGATTGTTCGGTCAGCTCCTTGCCGTCCTGCTTGAGCTTGTCGAGCTTTTCCTGCGCTTCCTTTTGATCGAACAGCGCGGCGGAAAGTTGCCGCGTGCGCTCGGTCTGTTCCTGCGTGGCGGTGATCGGCAACTTCGAAAGCGCGTCCTGAACGAAAGCCTGCTTGGCAGTCACGCCGAGCTTGGCCATTTCCTTGTTCAGATCGTCAATGACCTTCTGCGCGTCTTTGAACGCCTTTTCGTCGAACAGTTGCCCAGCGAGATTGCGGGTCGTGTCCTTGTCCGCATCCGTTGCCTTGGTCGACAGGCGCGAGACAGCCTGATCGATGAACGCTTGCCGCTCGTTGCTGATGCCAAGCAGCTTCTGTTTCAGATCGTCGATGACCTTCTGATTGGCGTCCGTTTCCTTTTGCGCGGCTTCAGCGATGGGCTTTTGAATGGCTTCGATTTGGCGTTTGGCAAGCTCTTCGGCCTGTTTGATCGCGTCATCGACCGAGCCCTTGTTGCTGCCATCCGTTTCGCGCAAGGCGTTCAGGTTCGCCTTCGTCTTTTCAAGTTCATCGTTGATCTTGGCAATCTTCTCGGCGGGATCATCCACGAGTTTTGCCAGCGCATCGTCAATGCCTTTGCGCGTAGAAAGAAGAAGATCGGCGCGTCCTTCCTTGGCTACGGCAGCCTGTCCAGCCTCGGCCTTTGCTTTTTCCGCAGCAGCGGCGTCCGCTTCCTTTTTAGCCTCCGCCGTCAACTTTTCGATCTCGGTGCGCAGGCTTGCGATCTTTTCCTTTTGCTCCTCGATCAGGGGCGAGATGTCCATCATCAGCTGGGGATCGAACTTATTCAGCTTTTCGAGCGTTTCCTGCGCTTCGGACAGTTCCTTTTGTGCGTCGCGGATTTTGACGGCGATGGGCGTCTTGCTGACCCAGCCAATGGTGGTCTCGAAAGTCGAAGCCAGCGTGTGCAGGACAGTTTGCGCAGCGCCGCCCACCGTTTCTGTCTGGCCGATAGCCTTGAGCATATCGCCCCACGCGACAGAAAGGCGGTGCGCCGCGCCTGTTAGCCCTTGCGTTTCGGCCCTTGAAGCGCCGCCGACTTGCTGCTCCAGCGCGGCGAGGATCAGCTTTTGCGCCTCGGCCTTCTTGCCCGTCTCGACCAGCTTGGCGATGACGTCCTTTTGGGATTCCGTGAAGCTCACGCCCACGCGCTTTAGGGCCGTGATGCCCGTAATGGGGTCTTCTAGGGCCTTGCCAAGCTGCGTGACGGACGAGCGCACGTCCTGCCCGAACACGGCGGCCATGTCCTGCGCGAGGTGAATGGACTGTTTAAACGTGTCGCCGGACACGGAACGGAACGTCGCCATGATCGCGGCAGCGCCTTTGACGTCTTCGGCACTGGTCAGCGTCGAATGCTCCATCTCCTCGGCCATCTCGGCGATATCGCTGCCCGTCAGCCCCGCCGCGTAACCCGTGGCCTTGAGCACGCCTTGCAGACGGTTTTGCGCCTGTTCGGCCAGCGCCGCTTCCTCGAAACTCTTCTTGATGCCGATGGCCAAAGCGGCAAGCCCGGCAGCCGCCGCAAGGCCCGCAGGTCCCAACGCCGCCAGCCCTGCGCCGAGCGGCCCCATCTGGCTCGACAGACCAATGGCCGCGCCTTTCATATCGTTGGCGGCGGCGTTCAAAGCGATGAGGCTTTTAGAGGCAGGTTTTCCAGCAAGCTCAATCTTCTTGAGCGACTTCTCGCCGGACTCCCCGATCTCTTTCAGCTCGGCCTTGACCTTGCCGCCCTCAAGCACGGACAAGCGTATGGCGAGATTGCGTTCAGCCATTACTTTAAGCCCTCATTAACCTTTGCGTTGATTGCGGAAACCATGCCGGCC